AACTGGACCTACTGTTGGTGAGACACTACAGCAGTTAGGTCATAAGCTCAGACGAGCAGACAAAAATAGAATACAGGGTAAAATCCAGATACACGAATACCTAAGAGTTCGGAATAATGGGAGACCTCAATTACAAATATTTAACACATGTCCTAACTTAATTCGAGAACTTCAAAGTATTCCTTTATCAAAGACAAAACCCGAAGACGTAGACACGAATGCATCTGATCATGCATACGATGCTCTACGTTATCTCATTATGAGTAGACCGCGCATGAACAATCCACTAGAAAGAATAAGACAACTAAAAGAAGAATCTATTTACAAACCTGTAGATTCTGAATTTGGATATTAAAATATGGCAGAAGAAGAAAATAAAACAGTTGGAAATACCTTTATAGATGCAGATTCTATCTTTGAAGATATTGAAGGTGAGCAAGGTAAGAAATTAAAACTAGAAGAAGATCAAAAACTAAATCTAGTTGGTATAATACAATCTCGTTTTGCAAATGCAGAATCAGCAAGAATACCAAATGAGTATCGTTGGCTAACTGCGTATAGAAACTATAGAGGTCTTTATGATAAAGGTCTTAAGTTTAGAGAATCTGAAAAATCTAAGATCTTTGTAAAGATTACTAAAACAAAAGTACTTGCTGCTTTTGGTCAGCTTGTTGATGTTATCTTCGGAACAGGTGTATTTCCTATTGGTGTCCGAGAAACAAAAGTACCAGAAGGAATTTCTGAATTTTTACATTTGGATATGAAGAATCCTACACCAGGAATTGAAACAACTCCTCCTACGTCTGAAGAAAAAGAAATAGAAAAGCCTTTTGATATTGGATATAAAGATGATGGAAAAGTTTTAAAACCAGGTGCAACCTTTACTAATGGAGAATTTATAGAAGAAGAAGCTTCTGCATTTCTTTCTCCTGGTCCTTCTGTAATTCCTGAAATTCCTGAAATTAAACCTGCACAGAAATCTGCAAGACGAATGGAAGCATTAATTCATGATCAAATTGATGAGTCAAATGGTTCATCTGAAATAAGAAATGCTCTTTTTGAAGCTTCTTTATTAGGCACAGGGATAGTCAAAGGACCTTTTAATTTTAATAAAACTTTAAATCGTTGGGATGAAGGAGAGGATGGAGAAAGAACTTATGCTCCTGTAGATGTTAGAGTACCTCGTATTGAATTTGTTAGTATCTGGGATTTCTATCCAGATCCTGCAGCAACAGACATAGAAGAATGTGAATATATTTTCCATCGGCATAAACTAAATAAAAGCCAACTGAGAGCTTTACGTAAGATGCCTTACTTTGATAACGATGCAATTCGTGATTGTTTACTGATGGGAGCAAATTATGAATCTAAGTATTATGATTCTCAATTAAAAGAAGATGAAAATGATATAGAATCTGATACTGATAAGTTTGAAGTTTTGGAATATTGGGGAATAATGGATGCTGAATATTTACGACAAGCCGAAGTAGAAGTTCCTGAAGAAGTTGATGATCTAGATGAAGTTCAAGTTAATGCTTGGATATGTAATGGAAAACTTCTTCGTATTGTTATAAATCCTTTTACTCCACATAGAATACCTTATCATTCTTTTCCTTATGAACGTAATCCATATAGCTTTTTTGGCATAGGAGTTGCTGAGAATATGGATGATTCTCAAAAAGTTATGAACGGACATGCTCGTATGGCAATTGATAATCTAGCTTTAGCAGGATCTCTTGTCTTTGATGTAGACGAGTCTGCTCTTGTAGGTGGTCAATCAATGGATATATATCCAGGAAAGATATTCCGTAGACAAGCAGGAATGCCAGGACAAGCAGTACATGGATTAAAGTTTCCAAATACTGCACCTGAGAATATGATGATGTTTGATAGATTTAGACAACTAGCAGACGAACAAACAGGAATACCTTCATACTCACATGGACAAACAGGTGTGCAAAGTATGACAAGAACAGCTTCTGGTATGTCAATGTTACTAGGTGCAGCTAGTTTAAATATTAAAACTGTTGTAAAGAATTTGGATGATTTCTTACTTAGACCTTTAGGAGAAGCATACTTCCAATGGAATATGCAATTCATGGAAGGAAAGCTAGGAATTGAAGGGGATTTAGAAATTAATGCAATGGGAACTAATAGCTTAATGCAGAAAGAAGTAAGAAGTCAACGACTGACTATGTTCTTACAAACTGCACAAAATCCTGCTGTTGCTCCTTTTATTAAGATGTCTAAATTAATTAGTGAACTCGCCTATAGTTTGGATCTTGATCCCGATGAAATACTCAATGATCCTGAGGAAGCAGCTATTATGGCACAAATTATAGGAATGCAAAATGCTCAACAAGAAACTGGCTCGGAAGCTGAAGCCGTTGGTGGACAACCGCAAAATATGGGAAGCGCTCAAGGAACACCTGAACAGCCTCAAGAACTTGGAACTACAGGCTCTGGTGGCGGCAACATCGGAACAGGAAATGTTCCGTTGCCAGGGGAAGATCAATTCTCTGGTTCGGTTGGAACAGCTTAAAGAAACAGTACAAGAAGCAGTAAATAGAAAAGAGGAAAATTAATGATAAAACAATTTATGCAACAAGTTATTAATCAAGCAAAATCAAACTTGGAAGAAGAAGCTAGTGGTCGCACAAAACCATTAAGTGCAGAACCTTTACCTTTCGATCCTTCGTTAGGACAACCGCAACCTGATAAGAAAGAGGATGATTCACGCGCTGCTCCTGTAGAAACTGCATCCTTAATGCATAGAGAGGATAGAGCAATGTTACAAGAAGGTGGTCCAATAGATGACCAAATGGGAGAATTAATGCCAGAAATACCAGAAGAGATGGCAGAAGAAGCGCCTATTCCTTTAGAAATGGAAGAAGAAGCAGCAGAAACACAGCTTCCAGACGAAGATATGGAAAGCAACTATATAGACTTTATAGTTGACGAAGCATTAGATGAAGAAGAAGAACAGTACCTTTTGGACAAACTTAGTGGAGATGATCAATTAAGCATGATCTTTGATAAGGTTGTCGAAACGGCATCTGAATTTTCTGGTGCTGGACCTATTGAAGGTCCAGGATCAGCCGTTTCCGATTCGATACCTGCAAGGTTATCGGATGGAGAGTTTGTCATGACAGCAAAAGCAACAGATCAGATCGGTTCAAATACTCTACAAGAGTTGATGTCCGTAGCTGAGCAAGAAGCTGATGGTGCGCAGAGACAAACAGCAGAAGCTGGTGGATTAGCAAAAGCAGAAGGATCAACCATTCTTGGTGGTGTTTCTGAGGATGAACGCTCTATAGCTCTTAAAAATAAAGAAGCTATGAGGCTATTAGATCCTAGATTAAGCTTATTCGCTAGTTAATTAATCGTAGAGCGACCTGCTATAGTCAAGCAGCACTCTACAAAATCTAAAAAGTAAAGACCTTTTGATGCTACCTTGAACAAGCAAGCACTTATATAGAAGATATTCTTGGAATAAGCGACCTTGAAGAGAACAAGCCCAAAGGAAGGAGAGTAAAATGACTGACAATGAAAAAGTTGCTTCTGAAGAAGCACAAGATAAACCTACCCTGAATCCGTATAATATGACTAAATCATGGCATACGGCAGATGTTATGCCACAAGGAGATGTGGAAAGCGCTGATAGTTTATTTGTTGCACCTACTAAAAAAGTAGACGACCAACAAGAAGATGAGCCAGAAGCAAAAAAAGCTACACCTTATAAAAAAGTTGAGCATAACTGGAAAAAAAGGTACGATGACTTGAAAACACTTCGTGATAATGAACTAGGCAAGTGGAGAAGTCGTGAGCAAGAACTTATAACTGAAGCAACAGCTTCAAGACCTGAGTACAAAGCTCCTAAAACGATTGAAGAACTTGAACGATTTAAAGATCAATATCCAGATGTGTTTGAAGTGGTTGAAACTGTTTCCCATTTGCAAAGTGAAGCTAAGACTGGTGCGTTACAAGCACAAGTTAATGCTTTACAAGAACGAGAATCAGAAATCTTACAGAAAGAAGCAGAATCTGAATTGCTTAATAAGCATCCTGATTTTGCAGATATTCGAGAGAGTGATGAATTTCACAATTGGGCAAAAGAACAACCAAATGATATTCAAGCTTGGGTTTATAATAATCCTCACAATGTTGGTTTAGCAAGTCGAGCAATTGACTTATTTAAATCAGATACAGGAGTTTCTCAGAAAAAACGGACTCGTAGGAAGTCACAGAGTTCCAGCTCAAAAGCTGCTGATATGGTTTCTACTAAGACTACAACAGTAGAATCCACAGGACAGCCTAAAATATGGACTCAAGAGGAGATCGCATCTTTGCCTATGGATGAGTTTGATCGTCTCGAATCCGAGATAGATAAAGCTCTTGAAGAAGGTAGAGTACGATTGTAATATTAATCTTTAACAATTAAAGGTAAATTATAATGGCTTATAATCAATCAGACGCTCTATTTGAGCCGTCAACTGATACTGATGCCAACTTTGCGAACTCCGTAAGTGGACAAACTAATGCATTCTTCATGCCTAAGGTTTATTCCAAGAAGGTACTTAACTTTTTTAGAAAAGCCTCAGTAGCAGAAGCAATCACTAACACCGATTATTCTGGTGAGATTACCGCTTTCGGAGATACTGTACGTATCGTCAAAGAACCAACGATTACTGTTTATCAGTATGAACGTGGTGCTGACGTAACGCAAACAAAGTTGACAGACGTTGAAGAAACCTTAACTGTTGATATAGCTAACGCTTTCAAATTCAAAGTTGATGACATTGAGAAATCTATGTCTCATGTAAACTGGAAGGAGATTGCATCTTCTTCAGCAGCTTACGCATTGAAAGATGCATTTGATGCAGGCGTTATTGCTGAACTGTTCGCAGGAGCATCCACATCATCGCCCGATCATGTGATTGGTTCTGATAGTTCAACTACTGATTCTACCATGACTCACGCAACCAACTCTGTTGATTTGCTTGGATCTGATGGAACTGGTGTTGATCCTTTGAACTTAATGGCTAGAATGGCTAGACTGCTAGATGACCAAAATATTCCTGAAGAAGGAAGATGGTTTGTAGCACCGCCAACTTTTTATGAAGAGTTGTCGAGGTCTGGTTCTAAGCTTATGTCAGTAGACTATAACGCAGGTTCAGGTTCACTTCGGAACGGATTAGTATCGAGTGGAAAGTTACGTGGTTTTAGTATGTACAAATCCAATAACATTGCTTCAGTTTCTAACTGTACAGGCAAAGTTATTGCTGGACATATTAGTGCTGCAGCAACAGCCCAAGCTATCACACAAACTGAGGTTCTTCGTGATCCTTCCAGTTTTGGTGACATCGTTAGAGGACTGCACGTTTATGGTGCAGACGTTCTACGTGATAACGCTTTGTGTGCTGCTTTCTATTTAATTGACTAATATCAATAGTTGCGCAAGCAAAATGGTATGTGGGAAGGGAATTCTATATTCACCTTCCCCGTACTTAATTCAGGATGAAAATATATGTCAGAGATAGGTACAGAACAACAACCTATAATTTTAAAGAATAAAAAGAAAGGCAATCGAAAACTTGGCATCTCCGCTAAGTTTTATAACAAACAAGACAAACAATTATATTCTTCAGGTTGGGATAGAATCTGGGGTAATAAAAAAGATTTTAAAAGGAAAAAAACATAATGCCTAAACTAGGAAAAAAATCTTATCCATATACAAAAGCAGGGAAAGCTGCTTATAAAAAAGCAAAAAGATACGGCAAGAAACATGGCGGTGCGCTATGTACTAAAAAAGCTATGCCTAAAGCACGACCTAATTAATAGAGAAAACAAATGGCAACAACATTTTTACAATTATCAAACGAGTTATTAAGAGAAAATAATGAAGTAGTATTAACTTCTTCTAATTTTGGAGATGCTGTAGGCATACAAGGACATATTCAAGATTGCGTAAATAGAGCATATAATGATATTGTTAGTGCAGAACCTCGTTGGTCTTTCTTAGCTACTGGTGAAAGTGGAGCAACAGATCCGTTCTATGGTAATGTTTATGTTGAAACTGTAGCAGGTACTCGTTGGTATGAACTAAAAGTAGCTTCTAGTTCAGTAACGACAGATTATAGTGCTGTAAATTGGGATGACTTTTATCTGACAACTATTGGAGTTAGTGGAGAGTCTGCTCCTTATGTTAGTAGAAACCTTAGATTTGTAACTCTCGAAGACTGGAAAGATTTCCGAAGAGAAGCAGAGAACAGAGATGATGCTGATTCTCAAAATTGGGGAGAACCTAATGTTATTTTCAGAAGTACAGATGGTCGTAAGTTTGGATTAAGTCCAATACCTAAAAAGGTTTATAGAGCTTGGTTCTTTGCTTGGGATATGCCTACAGCATTGAGCGCACACGATGATGCTATAGTATTTCCTGATATGTATGTACCTGTACTAATAGCAAGAGCTAGATATTATATGCATCAATTTAAAGATAACGCACAAGCATCGGCTTTTGCATTAGATGATTATAAAAAAGGTTTAAGAAAAATGAGATCTAATCTTTTAGATCCTATTCCTAACTATATGACAGATGATAGAGTAAGAGCAGTATAACAAATGGCACAATCACAACCATTTGCACTAGCTTGTCAAGGAGGCTTAAACAAAGTCTCAAGTCAATTGGAACTTCTTCGTGTTCCAGGTGAAGCCTTAGAGTTATCAAATTTTGAAGTAGCTACAACAGGTGGTTATAGGCGCGTTAGCGGATATACACAATTTGGAGATGGAACAAGACCTAATGGTTCAAATTCTATACTAGGACTTCATGTATATGCAGATGGTTTAATAGCTTGTTCAGGAACAAATGTTTATTTTAGTCTAGATGGAGATAGTTGGCTACAGATAAATAAAGCAAGTGTATCAGGTAGTGGAGATAACTATAGTACATTTACAGGTCGTAGTGCAGCAGCAAGAACATCACAAGGACAATGTGAGTTTACAGTTTACGAAGGTGATACAATTTATGGTGAACTAATCATAACTGATAGAGGCACAAGTGCAAAACCCTTCTATTTTAAGATGACAGGAACAGGTGCGTTATCAAACAGAACCTTTTTTGCTAAAGAAATAACAGTAAGTGGTACAGAATATCCTAAATATTGTGTTGTACATGATAAGCATTTAGTTGTTGGAGGAGCAGGAACATCATCTAATACTATATATTATAGTGGTACAAGTGATATAGATGATTTTACATCAAGTGGTTCTGGAAGTATTTTACTAGATGATCAAGTAACTGGTTTAAGAAGTTTTCGAGATGACTTAATAATTTTCTGTAGAAATAGTATTTATAAATTAATAAATATAAATAGTGCATCTACTATTGCAGTACAACCTCTTACTAAGAATATTGGTTGTATAGATGGCGCAAGTGTTCAAGAAGTAGGAGGACAATTACTGTTCTTAGCACCAGACGGAATAAGAACTGTTGCAGGTACAGCAAGAATTGGTGATATAGAACTTGGTTCTTTAAGTAGAAAGATAGTACCAATCTTTACTGATATCGCTGCTGATATAGGAAATTTAAATATAAATAGCGCAGTTATCAGAAAAAAATCACAATACAGATTATTTTATGGTAATATTGGTACAGATACAGTAGCCTCTTATGGAGTCGTAGGAACACTAAGAGTAGATCCACAAGGAGGAAGTAGGTTTGAGTGGGCAGAATTAAAAGGAATGCAAGCAAGCCAAGCTTTTACTTCAGGATTTAATTATGATAATATAGAAAGAACATATCATGGAGATTTTGCAGGCTATGTATATAATCATGATACAGGAGATAGTTTTAATCCAGCAGGAACAGAAACTGCTGTTGATGCAATATACGCAACACCAGATATGGATTTTGGAGACTTAGGAACACTAAAGACTTTAAAATATGTAAAAATATCAGTAACACCAGAAGGATCAGTACAACCATATTTAAAAGTTAGATATGATTATGATGATACAACTATACCACAACCAGCAGCTATTCTATTAGCCACTATACCTAAACCTGCAATATTCGGATCAGGACTTATGGGAACTAGTGTTTTTGGTGCTGGTGATTCACCAATGGTAAGACAATCGCTTCAAGGAAGTGGAACTACAGCAAAATTTAAATTATATAGTAACGATACAAAAGGACCATATACCATTAATGGTTTGTATATAGACTACCAACCATCAGGCAGGAGATAAAATGGCATACACATACACAAGACAAAGTACATTTTCAGATGGCGATACCATCACGGCAGCGTTATTTAATGATGAATATAACCAATTAGTTAATGCATTTGCATATACTACTGTAGCAGGAACTACAGGACATAGACATGATGGCTCTTCACAACAGGGTGGTAGTATTCATACTATTGGTGATTTAGACTATTTAAATAAAATAGTTGCAGACAGCACAAACAATCGTTGGGGAGTATTTGTACAAGTATCTTCTTCAGCAGTAGAACAAATAAGAATACAAGACGGAGCAATAGTACCTGTAACAGATAACGATATAGACTTAGGTACAAGCTCTTTAGAATTTAAAGATGCCTTCTTTGATGGTACAGTGACTTCTGATGCCTTTGCAGGTCCATTAACAGGCAATGTAACAGGAAACGCTTCAGGTACAGCAGCTACAGTCACAACTGCAGCACAAACGAATATAACATCGTTAGGAACTTTGACAACTTTAACAGTTGATAATGTTATAATTAACGGAACAACTATAGGACATACATCAGATACTGATTTAATGACTTTAACAAGTGGTGTATTAACAGTAGCAGGTGAAGTAGATGCAACAAGTTTAGATATTTCAGGTAGTGCAGACATTGATGGTACAATGGAAGCAGATGCTTATACTGTAGCTGGTGTAGCTTTAAGTGAATATATAGCCGATACTGTAGGAGCGATGGTTACATCTAATACTGAAACTAATATAACAGTTACATATGATGACAATGACAATACATTAGATTTCGTTTCACTAGGAACAATAACAGCATTAAATAATGCTACAGCGAATGAATTAGTTACTATAGGAAGCACGACTACTGAACTAGATGCTGAGTCAGGATTAACTTATGACGGCAGTACTTTAACAGTAACAGGCGATATAGATCTTTCAGGTGATATAGATGTTGACGGCACAATGGAAGCTGATGCTATTACATTAGGTGGTGTAACACTTGCTGAAACTATAGCCGATACAGTCGGTGCAATGGTATCTAGTAATACTGAAACAGATATTACAGTTACATACGATGATGGAGATAATACACTCGATTTCGTTATAGGAAATATATCAGGAACGGCAGCTTTAGCTACAAGTATAACGGCAGTAGCAAATAATTCAACCGATGAAACTGT